CCGTACATAGGCGGAGGATTGATTCCATACTGAGGGGGAAAGGGGTAGTAAGGAGGATTTATTCCAAACTGAGAAGGATTGGTAAAGTTTCCAAACTGAGAAGGAGTAGTGCCTACTATTTGGGAAGGATTGGCATTCATAAGACCTGTTTGTGCTTTTTGAATTCCATTATCATAATTAATCTGACCGGATTGTTCCATTTCAGATAGCCCCATTAATGCTTCTCTGCGTAATCCTTCATATGTTCCAAGTCCATGATAACGTACAACATTTGCTGGAACAACAAGTTCGCCTTCGCTCATCAATACATGCTTATCATCTGCAACTTCGTCTGGAGTTGCGCCCGGAGGTGGGTCTGCTGGAGTTCCCATAGATGCTTCTTCATACGGGGGCATAGGAGAACCTCCAAGACCAATAACAACAGACATCCCCTCTTTATCTTTAGTAGGTTCG